ACTCTTCTGCACTTCAAACGGGTAATGCCCGTTCTCCCAAAAAAAGAAAATATTATCTTTTGAAGGTTCAAGACCGTTGTCAAGGTCAGACAGTTTTATTATATTGATATGCGAGTTTGTAGTCATTTGAGAGGGTGTTCAATGGTTCATAACCTAAAGAGAGTAGTACTGGATGTACTTTATCTTGGTGAGGGTAACGGGTGACATCATCGAAAATAAATATTCCGCCGTCCACCATTCGACTGTGGAAGTAAGTTATAGCGTTGATAACTGCTGAAGCTTTGTGGTCTCCGTCAACATACACTAATCTGTAGGAATCTAATACGTAACGGTCTTCATCATAAATAGGAACTCCCTGACTATAAATTTTAAAGAAGTCTGTATCCGAAAGTTTCATAAACAGATAATGTTGGTTGTTGTCGGATGCCCACTCAAGCAACTTGGATTGCATGTATAACCCTAAACGGTTAGTGTAGGCGGGATAGCTCGCCTTATCGTTAAACCTAACTTGATTATCCTCTGTATCCCAGTAAGGGATATGACCGTAAGGGTCAATACCAATATGAATATTTGACTGCCCTGCCTCAGCAAACACCTCCATAATTACTTTGGAATGTCCACCTCTATAAACACCAATCTCTACTGTACCCCCTGAGAGGGGGAGAACTTTCTCGCAGCACTCCTTAACTAACCTCACGGCGTCCACAATGGGCATCCCTCCATCGTCAGAGATTAAAGGTTCCTCTTTCCAGAACTCCCCCTCCGACTCTCCTTCGACGGGTACACTAACAGGTCTCCATTCTCTCTTTTCTAGGTCAGGCAAATCTGTTTTTAAGTTTCCATACCGCTCAAACTTAGAGCGTAGCGCAGTAAGCTCGCTAGGGGAAAACTTTTGGGACGTTGGCTCGGGAGTTTTACAGTCTAACAAATTAAAGACTCTGGTGTAGTCCTCCCACACATCTACTTTAGGTAAGGGGTTACCTTCACCCGTATCGGTATTATTAAGGGCATAATACTCAAAACCTTGGGATAAATGCCCGTTTAAGTGTAATGACCCGTTCCACACATACACATAAGAAGGGTCTGAAAAACCCTCTTCTTTTGTATTTCCGAATATCCAGGTCTTAACGTTAGCTTGCCATTGAGGGTGCGGGTGTTGTGGTCCTTTAGGGTCTGGATTTCCAAAACCAGAACTCTTTAACAACTCAGTTAAAATAATATTACTACCCTCACAGCTATTACTAATAGCTTGGACAGTATCCACCCTCTCTTTATTATGCATCCAAGACAACTGAATCTCTGGCTTGTATGCGACTCCCCCCGTCTCCTCTAGGCGTTGGATGCCATTAGATAAGTGCCACGGGAAATACATATCATCATCATCCCAAATAGCAGTGTACTTGCTGTTACAAAAAGTAATAGCGCTGTTGTATACATCAGGAATGGAGGTGAACTCCCCCGCATTGATAAGCTTTATATCTTTCCTCTCCGCCAGTTCTTCGGGCAATACTATAGGCTCTGCATGGTTATTAAATATGATAAGCTCTTTATCTTCGTAATCTTGCACATCATAATAAGCCACTGCTTTGGCTAAAAAACTAAAGCGGCCCTTAGTCGCACATAAACACGTTACTGTTGGGCGATGAGTGGGGGGTCCATCGAACTGTGCCGCGTCCATTAATAATGCTCTCCTAAAACTTCTTTTATGAAGACGGGTTTACTCATCTGGGCTAACTCAGAAAAAAGATAGAAATCTGATTGTTTGCGCTTATCCTTCCAACCCCCTAAGGTTTCCCAGAGGGTTCTTTTCGCCACAAACTGCATACAATCAATATTCCCGTAGGCTATAGGATTACCTGAAAGGGTAACTCTTTTAGATTCGTTTCTGGGGGTACTATAAAACCTCCGCACCATGTTGGGATTCCCCCGCATAGGTCCCTCTTCCATACCTACCATGTCAATACCAAACACCATAGAATCATCCCCATAAGAAGAAAGAACTTCTAACGCATTAGGAGATAAAACATTATCGGGGTTAAAGTGTAAAATATACTCCCCCGTAGCCTTTTGTATGCCTATGTCCCGTAGGGTGTGACCCCAATCATCGTAACGCTTCTCTGTACATATCACCTCGACAGGAAACTCTTCTTCCGAGAGGAGTGGACCATCATGAAAACAAAGTATTTCAAAGTCCTGATACGTTTGATTTAAAATACTATTAACCCCACGCAAGAAAGTACCGTGGTCGATACTTCCTTGATAGTGAGGTATAATAATACTAAATTTGGGGCTCATTTTTTTCCGCGTAGGTATTGGTCCTTTTCATAGGACTTCCATTCATTCCTTGTCATAGGTCTTTGTGCAGCCATATAGAAGCCTAATACTAGAAAAATAAATCCAATACCGCCTGCTATAATACTAAAGTTCTGAACCACTGTATTTACCATTGTTTCCATCATCTATAATTGCGTCCTTTGTTTTATGTTGGGCCTTAGCCTTAACATCCATAATCTCCCTATAAAGTTCGATTCTTCCGTATACATTTTTGTTAATATCGAAATGCTTATCGACAATTGTCTTTAGGTTCTGCCCCATCTCTTTAACGTGCTTCGGGTCTTTAATACACTTGGTGAGGATTCTAATCCAGTCTTTTTGAGGGTTAGAGGAATCAATAAGGTAGCCCGTCTCCCCGTTAATAATGGTTTCATCATAGCACCCTACATTTGAAGCAATTAAAGGGACGCCGTAACGCCCACACTCAGCCACTTTAATCTCAGATTTAGAATCGTTAAAGTTGTTCATTTGGAGGGGGGCTATAGCAATATCAATATTGGTATACATCTTTCCGTAATGCTCCGCAGGAAGTGCCCCGTACACTTGAAAGTTACGGTGGCGAATACCTTTAGACAGATACTTCTGATAGTTATCCCACACATCTTGTTGCCAATCAGGTTCAGGTTTGCCTGTCTGCTCATTTATAGGCATGGGGGGACGACCGTACCAACCCCAATGAACATTTTCTGCGCCTGCTCTAGCGTTTACACCCATCGCTACCCCAGGGAACTCTTTAACATCTTCTTCGTGGTGAATCCCTCCAACCCATCCAATCCGAGTAAGCTTCTTTTTGGGAGCTTTGAGTTTAGGCTCATTCCAACACGGTAAGTTAAAATCAATCGCGTTTTTAATAATCACCAAAGCTCTGCCAACATAATCGGCAATTCTCTCAGCAAATTTACGTTGAGTGACAGAAACGATATCCACCACCGCATAAATCCTCTTAGTGAGTTCTGCGAGGTTGTTATCTTTATAAGCACCGAACAACCTATGCCCTGTATACAAATCGGTAAGCAAGTCATCATTATCATAATGCGTAAGCTTACCCATAACAGCAGCACGATGCATCAACTCGAAAGTGTAGTTACCGCCAAAGTTATGAATGTTCTGGTGGAAGACAACGTCAGCCCACTCAAGGTTTTCAGGGGTAAAGTCTTTGAGAAGGATAGGTTTTCCATCCCCCTTGGCTTGCATAGCGTCTTTATCCCACCCTAAAGGGTTAAAGTCCATACGGACCTCTACCTCGTCAGAGTGCAGTTCCTGCAATTTGTTACAAGGGAGGATGACACGATAATATGCACATCCCCCCTCGTTTGCAGGACAAGCTAAAATCTTTAACTTGTCTTTCTTCATACCTTAATCGACGTTTAGGCTTTTAAGGTTCGACAGAAAATCCGTGTCATCGTCATCCGATTGAGGAGTTCCGTTCCCGCTAGGGCGACCTGCAACAAGAGATTCCATCTCCATAGCCATCTTCTTAAGGTCATCATACTCGGCAACCTTGATAAGACCATGAATGTCATGAAGCTCATCCATCCACACAGCAACCTCCTTGGCGGAACCAGCCTCGCTCTGCTTCGGCTTAGGACCAGACTTGTCATAGCTCGGCCATTGACCTTGCGTATCCTTGATTACCTTGAAATCCCACCCCTCTTCGAGGTTAGTGATATCGCCGTAGTCCTCATCGAAGAAGCAGTCTAGAATCTTACCGAAGAGCTTCATACCCATCGAAAGAATCTTAACACTACCGTCGCGACGGTCTACCACATTAGTGTAGTAACGTTTGCGGGGCTTAATCTGACGAGCGAGGTCTTGCGCCTCATCCTTCATCGGACCTTCTACCTTCCACAAGCGGTAATACAAATCACATACAGGGCAGTCACCACCCTTTACTCGGGGGCAGTGATAGTTCTTATCGTTGATACGGTGGATTGCCGTCTCAGCGTAGAATTCATCTCCCTCATCTTTAGCAGGAAGGACGCGAACAACTGAAGTTCCTTCTTCCATCATGAAGAATTTCTTAAGGAAATCGTCGTTGCCGCCGCCACTTTGAGCCTTTTGAATTTGCTCGTACTTTTTACGTAGTTCGTCTAAGTTTACCATAGTTTTTTATTTGTTGAAATTAGTTAAGAAGAGCTATAATTAACGCGTATCCGAAAATCGGAGCCGTAAGGCAGAACCCCACTAAAAGCTCCTTCAGGAAGCGTTTTCTCTTCATAGTATTATAGTCTAACTAGTGTAATTATCACCAATTAGTTTGGATTCTGCTCGCTTATTTGCAGATATCTGGACCAACATATCTTTCTGGTGGTCGAGGGAGTTTAGTATGTTTTTAGCCAAGTAGTACTTGTGTGAAGCTTCCTGATGGGTAAGCTCTGCCTGTGCTACAGAAGGGTCGGTAACAACGTAAGAGTCCAAAGCTCTATCAGTTGCCTTCTTACCTTCGTCAAGTAATTCTTGACGGCGTGCCTCTTTAACCTTAGCCTCCGTACGGTCACGTTCAAAACCGAAGTTTTCCATTTCACGTTTAGCGTAGGCAAGAACAGCACCAAAAAAAGCATACACTCCAGTATGCGTAAGAAGTGCATTCTCTACGTTATGCTCATTGATGTTAAGATACTTTTTAGTTATCTCTAAATACGAGTCTTCTAGACTGTGGTAGGTTGTTTGGATATCATTCATTTGGACTAAAAATATATTCAAATAGTTCAGGGTTTAAGCCTGCTAATTGCTGTATCATATTAGATGTTACAGTAGTTAAGAATTCGTTACCCATTTGAGGCATCTCATCGTCATCACCCAACCCATACAAATCAAAGGCGATATGGCAAATCTCATGAAGGAGAGTTCCTTTGTAATCTTCAATGCATTGATTGGGGTCAATCGAGAGAAGGCATTTGGGGAACTCCACGCAACCATAAAGATTATCTTTCGCAAGCGTTTGTTGTTTAATGGTAAATGTTTTTATACCAGTATAAACAACCATGGGGTGTACAGGTTTGGGGAATTTAGGAGTCATCAGCAGTCGTTTGGGTTATGACTAGTCTAGAGTAATCAATACCGATAGGGGTAATGAAGCGAGCGCGCCCATTACGAGACTTCATTAGATAAAGTCGAGCTTGCCCCTCATCGAACTCTTGTTCAGTTTGATTGATAGAAAAGACTAAGTCGCAGACACGGATTTTTCCATACGAATCGGCAAGCTCCGCGTCTGTAATGATACTAACCTTTTTACCTTCTCGGTTAGTTTGGGTGGCAGTCCATACAAGGCACCCGTATTCACTAGCACACCCACGAAGTTCCTGGGCAAGTCTCTCTTGACCTGCGTATTCCGCCATGTCATTTTCAGTCTTCATGAGTTCTAGATAATCAACAACAATTACATCAGGAGTAAAGTCCTCATAGTTCTTTAGTTGATTGAGGTATGCCCTAAGTGCAGTTACAGAAAGCCTTTTACACGGGAACTCTTTAATAACAAGACGACCTCGTTGCTCCCATTGCTTTGAGATAATACCTAAGCGTTCTTCGATATCATCTACACGGTTAGAGAGTTCCTTCTGTTGAATTCTAGTGAAGATACTGTCGAGGCGTTGGGCAACTCTATCCTCCGCCATCTCTAGTGAGATGTACAGAACATTATGCCCATCGAGAATAGAACGAGCCGCTTGGTTTGCCAAGAACAAAGACTTGCCTACCCCAGGAGGGGCAACGACCATAGCCATTTCTTTGTGGGCTAAGCCCCCTTCCAATGCCTCATTAACGCTCTCAAAAGGTGTACGGAACTTGGGTACAATGGAAGCGTTATTTAAACGTTCCCACCGCTCTTTGATATCAGAGAAGTAATCCGTTCCAAGGTCTACGTTTCTGTTAACAGAGAACGCATTCCTAACTTCATCTTCAATCGCCCCAAAGTTCTTTTTCTTAAGGTGGTCAACAGATTTAAGGATAGCATCCTTAACAGCCTGCTCTTTGGCAAACTCCTCAACCTTATCAAGATAAAACTCTTGGTTATCAATAGATTTCTCATCAAGACCATTGATGGCTCCTAACTCGTCACGGTAATCACCGAACAACTCATTAGATGCTATAACAGTTTTGGTTTCTTCGAGAAGCTGGTCGTCTGTGGGCAGCTTCTTATACTGTAAGAAGAAATCAGTAATGACGGTATACATCTTTTGGTGAGACGGGAACTCAAAGTACTCGCTCTTCACCATAGGCATAATCTGGAGGAGAAATGCCTCGTCAGACTTTGCCAGATAGATGATACCCCTCTGGATTGAATCTTGAAATTTGTATGCCACGACCTGTTATAGTCCCGTCATGTTAATTCCTGACCCAGTACTTCCAAAACCTCCATCGCCCCGAGAAGTTTCGTCCGCGTCAAACTCCTCCTGCGTAACTTCTCTAAGAATAGCTAAAGGTAGCTTCTTAACGATAAGCTGTGCGATTCTTTCTCCAGCCTCTACGACAGCATCCCCACGCCCAATACAGGCTAAAGGAATCTTAATCTCTCCCCTGTAATCAGAGTCGATAGTCCCAGGAGCATTTGGAATGACAACTCCTCTCTTATGCATAGAGCTACGTAATCTTAGCTGCCCCTCATAACCGTTAGGGATAATCACATGAAGACCTGTCCCTAAAAGCCTAGAGGTTCCTACGGGGATAACCACGTTCTCGGTAATTGCTATATCAAACCCAGCTGCCCCCTCGGTTTGTAGTTTGGGGGTGGGGTTATTAGATTTATTTAATAGTAGGATTCTAATCATCAGTCTTCAATTATATCGCTTTTTCTGGCTTTATCAACCTTAGCTACCGCATCGCCCGAAGTTTTCTTAGACATTTCGGCGCGAGCCTTGGCTTCCTCATTACTTACACGCTTGAAGCCCATATCCTCTGCGCCCTTCTCGTCTAGGGTATACCCAGCATAAGGTCTCTGAGTATTATAGTCGCTGTTGGACGTTTCGTCCTTCTTTCCTAGGAGAGTTCCCTTAGTATTTTCAATCTCTCGCTTCATCCACTCATGCTCGGCATCCGCCCGATAAGCTTTGGTGCTGTATTTATACCCACCTTTAACTTTAAAGGAAGCAACCCCGAAAGAGTAGTCTCTTTCCGACCAACCCCCGCACCCCTCCTCATCACAAGGGAACCTTACATTCCCCCTATCTGAGCGACCAAAGTCTTCTTCCATCTCTCCGTACTCAGCAATAGATATACTAAGCTCGGTAGTTGTGTCACATTTAGTGCAGGTGTGGTTGTAAGTAGGCATTATAGTTTCTTTACTTTTGAAATATGTTTAGTCTTGGTTACTTCTAAAACATCAGACCAGTCCTCTATAAGAGAGGTTAAGTTATCATTATGAGTAATAATAAATAGTCTTTTTGATAAAGTTATTTGTTGTATTAACTCATAAAGTCCTTTTATCCCTTCCTCGTCCAGTGAATCAGCGATTTCATCGAAGAATACAACGTTCGACCTTTCTTTTCCTGTGAGGAGGAGCAGGTCGTTGAGCGCCAACATAACGGAGAGTGAGAGTTTCTTTTTCTCTCCCCCAGACAGCGTATTGAAATAAGCACGCTTCTTTTTATTGAGGATAGTTTCTTGTAGTAAGTCGTCAAATTCAATGGAAAAGTTTCCTTGGGTTAAAAATCCTAAGTAGTAATTACTTCGCTCGTTAAAGAAAGAGAGGATGTTGCGGATAACGTACTTAACAAGCCCTTGTTCGGAAAACGCAGTTTCCCAGAAACGCATAAGGTCGTATCCTTTTTGGGCAGACGTCATGGCACTAATGTGCTTTTCACAAACCTTCTTCTGAGTTTTAATCTGGTCTTTAAGTATTTCAATTTCCGCTTCAAAAGCCTTAACTTTTTCAATCAAATCAAAGTCCTGAAGTTGAATTGGTAGCTTTACTGCATCTAACTCTTTACGCAGTCTAGAGATACTAGGTTTCAAAGCCTCCATCTCTTCCCCTGCCTGCTTAGCAATGCTCTTATCTTCTTGCATCATTTCCCAAAAATGATAAGATACTTTATTACAGTGCTCGCACTTCCCGTTTTCATACTTTTCAATGCGGTGTAATGCACGCTCAGCAATACCTCTATGCTCACCCTTCTTAGATACTAGATGGTTATACTCTACCTCTAACTCATGGTTTTTGCGTTCAAGCTCTTGTATCTCTGAAATAGTATGCTGACGAACAAAGGTAAGCTTTTCGGGGGTTAAGGCTTTATCAGCGTCCTTACACATTTTAGTAAGGTCCCGCTTTCTTTTTCGTAGAGAGGCTAGTTTAGAGTTTGCGTCGTCCACTAAAGTGCTGCAAACCTTCTTGTCGTTATTGTGTTTAGACTTTATAGATTTAATGCTAGAGCGTTGCTTAAACAACTCCGATACGCTAAGAAAGTTCTGGATGATATTGCGCTTTTCCTCGGCACTAGCGGTGAGGAAGTTGGTGGAGTTTCCCTGCCCAAACACAATAGACGCTAAAAATACAGAAGCATTAGTGTTGAGGATAGTCTCTAGGTATTTTTGGGTGTGGTTAACCCCTTCCTTAGTGCAGTTCTCTCCGTCTACATGAACCTTCAACATGGGGGGCTTCTTAGTACGTTCAATAACTACGTTGTCATTAACTCTTAAAGTTACCGTACACTTCCCTTTCGTGTGAAGATTACCGAGACTTTTCTCCGTAGTCTTCCTAATAGTCTTTCCGAATAAAGCGAAAGCAACAGCCTCAATAATGCTACTCTTCCCAGCACCATTTGAAGATTTCGGTTTGGTGTCATTATTAACACCCACTACACGAACAAGCTCTGAGAAATCCTCAAAGTCTATCTCCGCTTCCTCAATAGAGAGAAAGTTTTCTATTTTAATATTATTAAGTTTCATGGGAACGAATTTCCTCCAACGCAGTTAAAAGCTCTGGTTTAGAAAAAATAGTATTAGCGTTATCAATGTACTCATGGATAATTGTATCATCGACCGTAAGTAAGGAGTCATAATCAACGTGAGATGCTTCGTACTTAGGGAGGACATCATCAAAGACAACCTCTAAATGTTTAACCTTATGTTTTCTTAAGAGAGCTTCAATAAGTTCTTTTTCACTTGCCGCATCCAAGCTATCCATTTTAACCCTTAGGATAGTAAAGAACGAATTAAAGTCGTACTTCTGTGAATAATCTTCAAGCGTATCCAACGTAGAGGTAACGTGACGTATCCCAAAATTAATCGGCTTACGTACCACCTCAACATTTCCATTTCGGATGATGAGTTCATGTACGTATTTTTGGGCATTAGCTTCACCGAAAGACGTCGAGTGCGCTGTTCCAAGAACAAAAATATTTTTTCCATAAATCTTTGGTTTATGTATGTGCCCTAGGAAAACCAAGCGATTCTTACCAAAATGGCTCCTCTTAATATAAGACTCATACTCGTAAGAGCCATTAGCCACGCAACCATCAAAGCCAAAATGTCCAAATATGTGGTTCTTAGAGGCTTTAATATCAGCAATGATTCGTGATTCTTCTTCGAAATGAGGGATAAAATCAAAGTCAGCGGAACCAAGGCGCACAGTCGTAGTCTCTCGAAATACAGTTGCAATGTCCGAAAAAAGAGATAATGTAGTGTCTGTACTACCGTCTTTGGCAATGGTATCATGATTTCCGCGATTTATGTAAATATGTTTGGTATGAAGCCCCTCTAAAAGTTTTCTGAAGGCGAGTAATTCAGCCCCCCTCGGGTTTCTACGATGAAAAATATCACCGTTAATGATAACCGAATTGGGTGGCTTACGGTTTACTAATTTAGTAAACGTCTCTACTTGGGCATCTAAGTACCCTGGCATGTAGTCTGACCTTAGATGCAGGTCAGTTAAGATGACCGCTCTATGCATTTTGGAAGAATGATTGAATTTTCGGGGCATTAAGTAATTCACCTTTAGGGTTAAATTCTGCCTCCATTAAATGTCCGAACGATGTACCAACCTCTACGTCCACTTCAAAAGGTACTACGAAATCAATATCGTACATCCCCTTAAAGTCTTCCGTCATAGGCAATACCACCTTAAGTAGTGTAGCAACTTTCTCTACATCCTTAGCATCGCATTGTACTTCTACCGAGTCGTGAACTGTGGCTAAGATATCGAAATCTAAACCAGTAGCGGCTCTGTATTTGTGCAATCGGCGGATGGAATGAAGCATAAGGTCAGAGGCGGAACTTTGAATTACAAAGTTCATGCCTTGTCGAAGGGCTCTGAATTGATATTTCTTAATAGGGCTCTTAATATTAGGTAGGTGTCTGCGCCGTCCAAAAATACTAACGGCATAGGCATTCTCCCTAATAAACTTGTGGATATCATTAATCCACTTGAACACCTTGGGGAAAGAGTCCTGATAAGCCTTAAAGATACCTTTGCAGTACCCTACACTCCTGCCTATTTGTTGAGATAACTTGTTAGGTCCTCCTCCATACACAATAAGGAAGCTTACAGACTTAGCAATCTGACGCTCTTCCTTTGTAACCTTATCTGCGTCCTTCCCAAATACTAGGGATGCTGTAAACCTGTGAAGGTCTTGCCCAGAGTTAAAAGCTTCAATCAAAGCCTTATCTCCACAACATTGTGCTAACACGCGAAGTTCTGCTTGGGAGAAGTCAGCTGCGAGGAACGCCTTTCCAGGGTCAGCTACCATCAATTTACGGATATTAATAGCGTCCCCCTCAGACTCCCTTGGGAGAGTATGGAAGGATACCCCCTTCTTCTTCCCTCCAACATTGTACGTAGAACAAGAAAGACGCCCCGTAACTACTGTAGCGAAATTGTATTGCGAGTAAATCCTGCCATCTTCATTGTATTCAATAGCTTTTTCTACTCCTTTCACGTAAGTCCTGTGTTGCTTAGTACGATACTTGTACTTAAGAAGGGTTTCAATAAACTCTTTAGCCTTCTTATCAGTCGTAGACTCCAAAACTTCAGAAAGGTGCTCGTCGCTAATCTGAGGCATCTTGGTTTTCTCGGAGAACATAATGGGAGTTAAATCAAACCCCTCAGACGTAAAAAGGAGGGAGCCCATCTCTGGAATGGAGTTGGGGTTTACATCCTCTAAAGGAGAGAGTTCCTGAAGCTTTGCTTTAAGGTCTTCTAACTCTTGAATCAAAGCGGAGTCCAAGCTCTTAAGGTAGTCGGTGTCTACCATAATCCCGAAGTTCTCTACCATGCCTAAGATAACAAGAATATCTTTAAGAAGGTTCTCGTAAACCCTATTAACCTTCTTCTCCTTCATTTGTTTTTGAAGGACGTGGTAAGCTCTCAAGGTAAAATCACAGTCCATGGCATTACCGAAAGCCAAATCGTCTAGGGGCATATTAGCCCAAAAGTCGGGGTCTTTCTTAGCTTGCTTCGCTACTGTGAGCATTACGTAATTTGTTGAGGTAAAAGGGGAATTCTATAGCAGTAAATACTTTACATTTGGTATCTTCACATGACTCTCGGAGCCATGTAAGAGCACCGTCCCGAAAACCATCACCGTGTGTTATTATAATAGTCTCTTCTTCGTCAACTTTTTGAGTGAAGTTCATCATTAAATACGGTAGCTTTTCATCGACGCTTCCCGCAGACTCTTGATACTTGCACTCGATACGTATATCACGCCCATGGTATCGCAAAAGAAACTCACTTCTACACTTAGTCCCGTAGATGCTTATGTAAGGGACATTTTTAAATAACACATTGTCGTTTATAAAAACATCTTTTCCTTCCGACCATTTATGGCTAGGAACCTCTAATATTGATACGATAGCATCTTCAATAATGTCTTCAAACTTAGCTCCGTTTGATGCAGCTTTCTGTCCTTGGGGGTCAATTTCCATGTTTAGTTAATGCTTCCCATGAGACAGGAAATTTGGACTTACAAAGATTGCTAATAGCCCTCGCATAAAGTTTTATTTCTTCTTGTGCGTGGTCGTGGTCTCGGAGAGCCACGAAATTATACAGAGCTTGAAGGGAAGCGGTCCAAATAACTTCGGTGTAAAGAGATAAAGGTAAGATTAAGCGGGCTTGCTCTCTAGCAACACCCAGCTTCAACATCATACGATAAGCTTTATCTGCGGATTCTATAACATCCCGCATCGCCACTTTACATAGACGGTTCGGTACTCCTGGAAGGAGACCTTCGCTGACTTGTTTGTTGTCAGTTGATTGTTTTCTGAGGGTGGGGGGAACGTAAAACTGTGGAGGCATCTCTTTGTACCTACCCGAAATTTCATTCCAACCATGATTATGAAACTCTGGTGATGACCAAGAGCATCCGATAACGTGTTTGTACCACTGCCTCATTACCATTTCAGGAGCCTTGATTCTAAAGCTGATGAAAGCATGACGGAAGGGGGAAGAGTGATTATTCTTTGCTAGGTAATTTACGAGCTTCTCATCCTGCGTAGTCATTTCCTCGGACTCTCCTCCGTAAGAAATACGCGCTGAGTTTACAACACTAAGGTCAGAGCCCATAGAATCGACTAGTTCGATTTCTCCTATAGAGTCTCCGAGCACATTTGAAATAATCACATTAATCCTCGTCTAAACAAACAGATTTAATTAACCTATCACAAACACGATAGGGGTCAATATTAGCCGCAGGGCGACGGTCTTCTAAGTACCCTTTGTTGGCTTTCTTTACATGGATAGGTACGCGAATACTACAAGAGCGGTCCGTCTCCCCCACGGTAAACTTATCGTAGTCAGAGGTTTCACAATCACCAGTCATCCTTAAGTGGTTATCCTCTCCATACTCGTCCATATGTAATTCGTGCCTACTCGACAGCCTATTAATAGCTTCTACGCAATAATGATAATCTTCACGCATACTAGATGTAGAGAAGTTCGTATGGCAACCCGCACCATTAAAACCTACTTCAGGTTTGGGGTGGTAAGATACGAGAGTAAATTCGGGCTCAAATATACGGTCAAGGATATAGCGCGCTACCCACAAATCGTCTGCCGCTTGTAGGGCGGTACTAGGTCCTGTCTGAAACTCCCATTGCCCTGGCATCACCTCAGCGTTCAAGCCGTACATACTGATACCCGCTTTAAGGCAATACTCAAAGTGTTTATCTACAAGGTCCCTGTGATAAATCTTATAGGCTCCCACACCACAATAAAAGTCTCCTTGGGAAATAGGTTTGAGTCTTCCATAAGCCCAAGCAACGGGTTGCTTTTGTCCTGTTAAAAGAGTATACTCCTGCTCAAAGCCAAACCACATGTCGTTCTCCGTAGCCCCCACACTTACCTCTAACTGAGACCTGTGGTTAGTTGAGTGAGGAGTTCCATCTTGGTTTAAAACCTCACACATAACGAGCACACCCTCTTCTCTAAACGGGTCTTTATAAGACCTAACTGGCTTTAAGATAAGGTCAGAGTCGTGAATACCCGACTGAAGAGTGCTACCTCCATCGAACCCCCATTCAGGTAAGGGGGAGTCTTTCTCTACTCTGCGAGTCTTACTTCGTAATTGCGGCATGGAGGGAGTACCGTCCAACCAAATATATTCTGCTGTAATCATTTTATTATCACCTCGGATTCTGTTTCTATCCAAACTCGCGCGCCACAGGGTAAGGGCTTGTTTGGCGAGTATACTACTTTACTTTTACCAAGAATATCAACCTCATGCCCATAATCATTAGATTTATAGGTTTTCACTGTAATCACAGGGTCATTAGTCCCGTTCTTCTTATTCGCACGAATTTTGTGCTGGTTGATGTGTATTCTTTTTTTCATTAAAACTGTTCTAACTCCCTCGGCCAATGCTCCTTAACGATATCCATAAGACCATGAGGTTTGTTCTCATCGACTAGGGAGTGCATAATTTGTGTATCATGAATGTTATTAAAGGTGTTGATTCCCCAGTTTTTAAGGAACTTTATATCAAACTTGCAATTATGAAAGATTTTACCGATAGAAGGGTTCTCCATAATAACGTTAAGGTGAGAGCGCACAAGCTCCAAATCAGCGTCAGAAAGCTCTGACTCCCTGTGGTGAATAGGAATAACAAAAGCTTCCAGTTCTCCAGTAGCCAAACCGATAGATGTAATCTTATCTTTCTTATAATCGAGCCCTGTTGTCTCAATATCCAACGCCAAAACGTCTTTGGTAGACGCCGCTTCAAGGGCTTTAATTGCATCCCGTACGTTGTTGTGTAGGTCATAAGTAGATTCGGCTAACTTATTCTTCTCTAGAATAAATTTATCATAAGCATTATCTATATCTTGAACGAAAAGACTACGGAGTTTAGGTTCCGAGTATAGGGAGAATGGGTGGTAGATAGGAACCACGGGAATGTTTTTACCATCCACATCAATCCAAAACTCCTTACCCCTCTTATTACTAATACCAGACTTCCTCAAAAGAGTCTTCATCGCCAAATTACCTAACACAAAAATGAGGTCAGGGTTGGCCGACTTAATATTTTCCTCTAAATGAGGGCGGTTCTCATGAATCATCTCAGTAGTCGCATCCTTCTCGGAAACCCCAAGGGATTTGATGGCTGCAACGAACTGATATTCGTCGGGCTTAAGCTTAGTCTTTTCTAGTAACTGAGTTAGAACCCCGTATTCATCATCGCGAAACGAAAAAACTTGGCCGCGTTGGTTGATACAAGAGTCGTGAATGAGCATAATATGCTCGGAACCCACCGTTTCATGGTGAGTATTTTCAGTTTTTTCAAAACTTTCTAATATTTCGTCTATATTCATTGTCTATAACAGTTTATGGCGAAGAAAAAAAATCATTATCTCGATAACAAAAGATTCGAGCAAGTAATTAAGTGTTATCAGGTTACACCCGATGAGTATGAAACAGAATTAGTAGAATTACTAGACATACTCATAACAAACATATTAATGTCTTTCAAGTTTAAGGTAGACCCTGATGACGCTAAGCAGGAATGCTTTATGTTAGTCTTCAAGACATTAAAGAACTTTAAACCTGGAAATGGCTCCGCCTTCAACTACTTTACCACCGTTATCGTAAATAACCTAAAGTTGATATACACTAAGGATAAAAAGTATTACAAGAAGCTGCAAGATTATAAGGAAGCCGTCTTAGGTCCAGGTCCGAATGTTACCCGTGAGTTTTCGGACCCTTACGAGACTTCTTCTTTCGCTTCTTCTTCGGTTTAGGGTTAAAGAAGCTGTATATTCGGGGGTATTCAACATGTACTTTGATGTTCCCCTTGGTTACCTCTACGACTGTAGGGGCACTCGTAATTGAGAAGGCGGCGAAAGCGTGGGGTAGTTCCCAGCTAGAGATGATATAGCAAGTCTCATCACCTTCCTTCTCAAGCCACTTCTGTGCCTCCCCTAGGATTTTCTCTGACCATATATCCCACTCGGAAATATAAAGGAGAATGTAATCACTGCTCTTCTTTTTCTTAAGCAGGGCGTTAAGGTGTTTTTCGTCTTCAGCCGTTAGACTTGTGAGTGTTCGCATCGACTTCTTCAAGGTTAGGGACTTCAAGTTCAACTTCCGACTCAGCAGACTCAACACCTGCATCTTTCAATACCTTGGATTTCTCTTCCTCGGTCATACCATCAATCGCTTGATTGACGTCATCCATGAAACTGTTAAGTCCTCGGAACATCATAATTTTAGCGAACTCAGCATCGGACATCTTAGAGCCCTTTCCAATGACAGCGCCTTTAACGGCACCCCATTGGTTTCCTTCGTCCTTAGTTAGTTTAATATAAATCTTCATACGTCTACCTTCATTTCGGATTTTAAAAATCCAATCATTAGTTTTTAGTTTAATTTTGTTTTTTTCGACTTTCATAGAATATGACCAATTTAAGAAATATCTTAGGGAATGGGGAATTCGGCAAGAAGCCGAGAGTTAACAGTAAAAGAAAGGGCGCTAATTTCGAGAGGAAAATCGCTCAAAAGTTAAATGAACGGTTTAACACTACTGATTTTAACAGAACCCCAGGTTCGGGAGCGTTTGGTTCAACCCACCAACTCCCACAACATCTTATAGTCCACGGCGACCTAATAACGCCACAGAATTTTAAATATACTATTGAATGTAAGAATGGCTATAACGTAGAGCTTGATGATTTGTTCAAACCCAAGAGCGATTTCTTCAAGTTCATCGAGCAGGCAAAGATGGATGCTCGTAGAGCCTGTCGTGAGTGGATGGTAATCTACAAGAAAGACCGTAGGAAGGAGATGGTCGTCGTAGACGCTCCCTTAGCCTCTCTAACGCACTTTCTCTCTGTAGGTGACAACTATTACGTGTACCTCCTCAAAGACGTTCTAGCGCTTCCTGAGGTCTTCTGGTTTAACTAAGAGTTCTTCCCGCGTCGTAGTCTTCTACTTTAGCGTCTATCTTCTCACCTTGTTCGTCTGCAAGCTGTCGAATCAGGTCTAAAGCCTTCAGAGCTTTCCCTTTACTAGGGAACCCACCCTCAAACTCATGCCCGTTAAGTTTGACTTTTAGACAGAACGGTAAATGAGTAATGATGAGCTTATCCCCAACCTTTTGAATATCTCCAGTTTCCTTAGAAGGAAGCTGTTGTAGGATAGGATACAACGTAGAGCCCGTAAGAGCTTCCTGTTCTTGACTTTCTGGGTCTCCACTCAAGGCTCTTTCTACCGCTTCTTCTAGGTCGCTCTTCTTCTCTTTGACTAGAGCGTCTACGGTTTCCGTGTTTTTCTCCCTTCCTCTGTCAGACAGCTTAACCTCCGCTTGAAGCTTGCGTGTACCCGAAGCGGTGTTCTTGGCAGTGATACGTGTATCCATTAAATTATTACCATCAGCATCCACAACTTTAGATGCTCCTAATGTAATATTACCAACCCCTCCTTCTCCAAAGCAATCTTTGGCTACGCCATTATAAACATCATGGTTAGTTCCCGTAGTCATTTTACCAGGAGACCCACGCATTATAGACTCATTCTCAAAAGTACCTCCCCCAAATACACCGTCATTGTACGCAACGGATTTAGCGTATTGAGGGTCGTTTTGAGCGCGTACCATTCTCTGCATCTGCCAAATCTTAACGGCAGCCATTTGTGCACCTGACCTTCCATCATGAAGATGGTTCTTAATCTCGTTTAGGTGCTTATCACGCGCAGCTTTAGCAGCCACCCTAGATGCGGTCGTTTCGTAGTTACCGCTTAGAGGTTTGTTCAACTCAACATCCAAAAAGGAACGTATATTAGCTGCATTAGGCTTAGTGAAGTTGCCAAACTTAGTCTCTAAGGTTTTTCGGGCTACACGGTCATGCAAAATCGCTGCTCGGCAGCCTTTCACATCAGCATCTGACATAACTCCAGCGTCCATCGCCCTCTGCATAAAATCTCCATGCAATTGGTCTGCTTTTATTTGCGCCTTCTTAGCAGTCTTGTCTCCAGGTTTAGGTGTAGCGTAGCACTTGTTAAGAGAGGCAGAGCCTAGTACGGTGTCGCCTCGTAGCTCACTGTAGTTTTTAACGGATATATTTAAAGTTAACCGTCCCTTGTCATCCACAAAAAGACAATCCTGAAACGCAGGGTTTACCGTGGTACCAGGTTCAAGATAAATGTCTACATCGGACCTATACCCCTGAGTGCTAGATTGGGAAGGACGAAAGACGCCTATCACATTATCCTTTGTAATTCCAACCTGAGAGAAGAACACTTCAGTCTGTACGGCTGCTTGTAGAATAGCCTGTCGTACGTGAACGTTTGGTGGTACCCCTAAAGCTTCAAGCCGTTGAAAATCTAGAAGACCTTCATACTCATCTCCAAGTAACACGCTTTCTAGGTTTTCTAAGTCTGCGGTGGAGAATGCGGCTCCTGCCTTTAGACGTTTACGTAAACCTTCAACGGCTGCTGCTTGTGCAGCCTTATCCCCTGCAAGAGTTGCCACGTTAAGTTCTACGATATCTTCCGTGAGTTTACCCTTCCAGTCGTTGGAAAGGGACTTAGCTCCCGTACCACGGCGTTCTACGCTTGTAGATTGACGCGTTGAATGTGAAGCTACCTCATCGTACGCTTCTTTGTTTGGGATGTTAGCAGCAGTAACTCCAGTAGGGATAACACGAACACCCCATAAACCTCCCAGGCTATCACCTAAAGCTTTACCGAACGTTGTACCGTAAGTAGAGTGGTCATAATCAGATGTGAAGTTCTGGAGGTTGGTGAACCCTTTCTGACGTTCGATGTTACTCTTACCCATGTAGACTCCACCCTCTCCCCTATCACCTCTAATAGTGGTGATTCTAAGGGCTTGTAGCTCAAGGCTTGTTAAGTCCTCTTCCCTTAAAGTTTCTACGTTGGTTCCATCTTTTAAATTAACCAATGTCTTCTTATTAGAAATAGAAGCAAGAGCCGCCACACAATCTAAAGCTTCCTGTTTTACTTCCGCAGGAAGGTCGGGCCTGTCCCCCATAGTCTCCACTAAGCCTTTATAAATCTTCGTGCCTTTATGAGGGGTATTGATAGTCTTTTCTATTTGAGCGATGCGTTCTGTTACCTCGTCCTCCGACATCCCTTCCTTTAAGTACATGTCGGTGATATTTTCCTTTTGAACCTCAGTGAAGGCTACGTTTTCCTGTGCAGCCAACGCCTCAGCATTTTGACCGAACTCGTCTTCTGTGCCCTCCTCATCCTCCATCGGCTCTATCATCCCAGTCTCACCACCCTCTTCGGTGTCGCCGTTGAAACCTTGCTTAGCCGCATCACCGTGACGGGTTGGCTCGTCGGTTTGAGGTCCCAGCCAAATACCAATTAGTTTTCTAATGTTTGAGCCACCATGACCGAGCTTTGTACCTACCGTTTCATTGCTAAACTTTACCGCGTCCCAGGATAGGAATCCCTTCTGGGAAATACCAGGGGCAATTATTTTAACGGTTCCAGCTTTTTGGGGGTCGGGAACTAAAGAAACATTCCCTTGAGCCCCTTGGTTCTGCACAGGTGTATTAGCAACAGCCTGTTGAAACGCCGCTGAAATCTCTTTGAAAGCACCACCATGCTTGTCTTGGTCAAAAACCTCCGTTATAACGGCAGGTGTCCATGTTCTCTTCCTCAACCCGTCGTAGGAAGAAAGTAACTCAGTAAAAACGCTTGTAGTCATGTATATAAAAAAAGATGGCTCCTAATATATTTAGGAGCCATCT